GAGCGGGCGCTTGCCGCCGGGTTCCGCGTTCAGCTGAAGCGCATGAAGGACGGAACAGTCAAGGCGCAGATCATCAAGGCGGAAGAGCTGAAAAAGTAATACAGATACCGCAGCACAATCGAGTGCGCGGAATGGCACGATGAGCCAACTACTGAGATTATCTTAGTGGTTGGCTCTTTTTGTTTCGGTAAAAACCGCATGAGCGGGGTTTATACAAAAAATTGGCTATCTGCAAGCCTAAAAGTGCAGGCGGGAGGTCATGGCGACGACCTAAAAAGCCTATCCCGTAAGGAGAAACCATGAAAAAAGAAGAATTGCTGAGCATTGGCCTGACAGAAGAGCAGGCGGACAAGGTTTTTGCCATGAACGGCAAGGACATTGAGAAGCACAAAAAGGCCGCAGAGGACGCAAAGGCGGACAAAGAGGCCGTGGAAAAGCAACTGGCCGACCGCAACAAGGACATCGAAGACCTGAGGAAGTCCAGCGGGGACGCTGAGAGCGTTCGCAAGCAACTCGAAGACCTTCAGGGCCGGTACACCAAGGAAACCGAAGATTACAAGGCGCAGCTGGCAAGCCGGGACTACGCCGACGCCATGAACCGCGCGATTACGGCCAAGGGCGTCAAGTTCTCTTCCAAAGCCGCCGAGAAAGCTTACCTTGCAGACCTCAAGGAGAAGCACCTTGAACTGAAAGACGGCGAGCTGACCGGCTTCGACGAGTGGCACAAGGCTCAGCTCGAAGCAGATCCGACTGCGTTTCAGGCAGATAAGCCCACGCCCACATTCGCCAAGCCCGTCGGCCAGGGCGGCGCACCGGCGGCAAAGAGCAAGGGCGCAATGTACGCGCAGCAGTTCAACGCGCAGTTTGCGCAGACACCAAACAAGGAGTGATTTGAAAAATGTCTATCGTTGTAAACACAAAAGCAGAAGTCAGGCCGAATTTCCTCGAAAGCGAAGTCGGCCTCGTCCTGAAAACCCGTGAAATCCCCGCGTCGATGGGCGTGCAGGACGGCAAGTACAAGATCGTAAAGGCCGGTACGCCGTTCCCGTCCGACAACTCGAACGCCGTCGGCATCGTGTTTGAGGATATCGATGTGACGGACGGCAATATGCCCGGCTCCGTGATGGTCGCGGGCCGTGTGCTGGCAGACCGCCTGTCGCTGGCCTCCGCAGCAAAGACCGCGCTGTCCGGCAAGGGCTTCACATTTGTTGACGCGCCGGAGATCACGCGCGGCTATACCGTGACCTACGACAAAAACGACGGCAGCGGCACGCCGCCCGTCGACGAGAACGTCTACACAGAGGGCTCCTATGCCGACGTCTCGACCGAATATCCGCTGACCAAGAGCGGCAACACCCAGACCGGCTGGAGCACGTCTAAGGGCGGCGAAGCTGTTTCCAAGGTCGAAATGACCGGCAATGTGACCCTGTACCCCGTGTGGACTACACCCTAAAGAAGGAGGAAAAACACCATGCCTGACATTCTTGAACTGATTTCCGACGCTGACCGTCTGGATTTCTCGCAGAACATTTCCGTCGCACGCCCGGCGTACCTCGGCGACCGGCTGTTCCCGGACCAGAAGACCGAAAGCCTCAAGGCCGAGTACCTGCGCCTCGCAAACGGCGCACAGATCCCCACGATGGCGACCGTCCACGCCTTTGACACCGAGGCCGAGATCGCCACGCGCCCCGCGCTCGAAAAGACAGAGGTTGAGAAGCTGTTTATCAAGCGCAAGATCAACCAGTCCGAGCGGGTGCAGCTGCTCAACGAAAACGGCGTATACGCTGACAACGCCATTGTGAGCTACGTCTTCGACGATATGCGCCTGATGGCCGATGCGGTCAAGGTCAGAACCGAGGTCGCGAAAATGGAAGTTATCGCGACCGGCAAGATGACCATCAAGGAAAACAATCTCAACATGACCGTCGATTACGGCGTTCCGTCCGCAAACACCGGCTTCAAGATCGACTTCGGCGCAGACGCTGATATCATCGGCCAGCTTCAGGCCATCGCGGATCAGGCGGCGGCCTCCGGCCACGCCATGAGCGAAATGGTCGTCGGTACGAAGATCCTGCGCAAACTCGCGTCCAACAAGGGCATTCAGACCCTCGTATACGGTACGGTCGGCGCTGGTACATACGTCACCACCGAGAAGCTGCGCAGCCTCTTTACCGAGCTGTTCGGCTTCGGCCAGATCACGACCAACGACCAGCGCTATAAGGCGCAGGCCGCAAACGGCGCGGAAAAGACGCATCGATTCTTCCCGGAGGACAAGGTTGCGTTCCTGTCCAACGGCACGGCCAATTCCTTCGGCGTTGGCCTGTGGGGCGTGACGCCGGAAGAAAAGGGCTATGGCCCGTACACCGACAAGAGTGCACAGCAGTATATCACGATCACCCAGTGGGAAACGCCTGACCCGAAGACCACCTGGACAAAGGCAAGCGGCCTGTTTATTCCGGTCGTGCCCGATCCTTACGGCCTGTTTATTGGCGCGGACGTCAGCAAGTAAAATCGAGCCTCCGCGCCTGCATGACGGGCGCGGAGGCTGACCGGAAGGAGGGCGCAGCATGATCTACGCCGATTATGAGTTTTACGCGACCGTGTACCGTGGGACGGCGCTGGACGAAGAGCAATTCTGCGGCCTCGCCCGCAAGGCGTCGGCTTATGTCGATTACATCACCATGAGCCGCGCGCGCTCCGCCGCCGGGGATAAGCTCGAAGCAGTCCAGAACTGCGTCTGCGCTCTGGCCGAGCTGGAGCAGGACGCCGGGAAGCTGGACAGCCTCGTCTACACGACCGACAGGCCGGTATCGAGTGAGACGGTAGGCGGCTGGTCGCGCAGCTTTGGCTCACGCAATCTGTCGCAGGCAGATATGCAGCGGACAGAGACGCGCCGCCGTGAGATCGTGCTGGCGTACCTCGGGCCGACTGGATTACTCAAAGCAAGGGGGTATGGGCCGTGTCCATGTTCCCCCACACCGTAACCATCTACAACGTCTCACAGGAGACAGACCCGGCGACATTCAAGGACGTGGAGAAAACCTACATCACCGTCCTGCGCGGCGTTCTGCTGGAAGCCTCCAAGGCGGCCAACGTCCGCCAGAGCGGGCTTGAGGGCGCGGATGCGGTGAATCTTTACATCCCGTTCTCTACGCCTGCCGTAGACGGCGTGACAGGCACAGAGAAGCGCTACGTCGGCCCGCAGGAATTCTGGCGGGCAGCCGATAAAAGCGGAATCTGGACGCTCTCCACGGACGGCAACGGCGGAACGACATTTTTTATTAAGGGTGAAGTCGTGGAGCCGGACAAGACCGAGCAGGCGCTTGAAATGCTCTATGACGACGTTTACAAGGTCACAAAGGTCGATATGAAGGACTTCGGAAGCCAGGACATGAGACACTTCGAAGTCGGAGGGGCCTAATATGCTGAAATTCAGCGTAAAGGCAGACGGCTTTGATGAATTGCATGAGACAATCGCGCAGGCGTGTACCAAAGCGGAGCATATTGTCGCGCTTCAGGCAAGAAAGGACACAGCCCCGTATGTGCCATTCTTGACCGGTTCCCTCGACCGCAGAACACAGGTGGAAGGGAATGCGATCATCTATCCCGGCCCATACGCAAGGTTCCTGTACTACGGGAAAGTCATGGTAGACCCGGAGACCGGAAGCACCTACGCGCCGAAAGGCGGGACAAAGGTACTGACCGACAAAAATCTTGTGTTCAACACGTCAGGACACAATCAGGCGCAATCGCATTGGTTTGAGGCTTCAAAGGCCGAGAACCTCGACAAATGGATCCGTGTAGCGGATAAGGCGGTGAAGAATGGACTCTGAAAAGCAAAAAAGGCTGGTATCTGCGGAGGAAGAACAGGATATCTCTCGAAAGATGATGATCTGGGCAAATTCCTTCTCAGACGACGATATGCCGACCGCAACGATCAACTACGAATTCCTCGCCGCCGACTCGGCAAGCATGGCCCTGTCCGCCATTCAGGGCGCGTACATCACACGAAAATTCATCCTCGGCGGGCATGAGGCGGAATATCAATTCAAGATCATCGCCCGCATCAAGCCCGGAAACAGCAACGACAAGCGCCTGAAATGCGACGCCATGCTGAACCGCTTCGGGGATTGGGCCATGCAGAACCCGCCGGATTTGGGCGACGGGATGCGCGTCCGGCGCATGGAAGCTGTCAGCCGCTCGGCCCTGTTCGCCCGGTATGAGGACGGCACAGAGGATCATCAAATTCTAATGAAACTGACATATGAGGTGATTTAACTATGGCAAATAAATACACAATCGCGGCAAAAAACGGCGAGAGCGCAGTCCGTGAAATGCTGATTACCGCTCTGGACACCAGCGACAGCACCACATCGAAGTGGTCGGCGATGGGCGTCAAGGTGACGGAGAGCTCCATCAACTACGATTGGGGGCAGGAAACGAAGAAGGACATTCTGGGGCACGTGTACACGAACGCACAGACACCAGAAATGACACAGAGCTTTTCCGGCAGTGAGATTGTAGGCGGTGACGACGTGATGAACCATCTGCTCAATCTTGCAGTCGTGGAGAAGAACCATGCCGCTCTGGTAAATCAGAAATGCCTGATCATCCACACATACCTGCAGGACTCCGAAGGGAAGTCGTTTGCAGAGCAGTATGACGCCTGCGCGGTGCTCGTCACGACAGACGGAGGCGAGGGCGGCGGCGTTCTTGCTTCGGACATTGAAGTGACATACGGCGGAAACAGGACAACAGGAACCGCAGCGCGCGGTTCGGATGGAACCATCACGTTCACGCCGGATTCGGATTAAGGAGGCTGCATAAATGCCTGAAATCAAATTTGAAACCGGTATCGTATCGTTCAAGCTGAACGACGCGGCGGAAGTCTCCTTCAACCCGACCGACAGCGCATTTGTTGAACAGATATTCAACACGTTTGACGAACTGGACGGGAAGCAGGAGGCGTATAAGGCCGAGATTGACCGCTGCGCGGACAAGAAGGAGATTTTCGCCATTGCCCGCCGCCGCGACGCGGAAATGCGGGACATGATCGACGGCCTGTTTGCCAAGCCTGTCTGCGCAGACCTGTTCGGCACTATGAACGTCTACGCGCTGGCCGACGGCCTGCCAGTATGGTGCAACCTCATGCTGGCCGTGATCGATCAGATCGACACGAGCTTCGCGGCAGAGCAGAAGAAGACCAACCCGAGGATTGCGAAATATACAGATAGATGGAAAACGCGCAGGCCCCCTGTTCGCGAAATATATTGATAGATGGGGAAAGTGATCTATTCCCTGCCGACCTCTGTTGAGGTCGACGGAACAGAATACGCGATCCAATCTGATTACCGCGCAATCCTCGATATCCTCGTAGCCCTGACAGACAGGGAACTGGACGAGCGGGATAAGGCGGAAGCGGCGCTGACCATCTTCTATCCCGACTTCGAAGAAATGCCCGTCAGCGACTATCAGGAAGCCCTGAACCAGTGCTTCCGCTTCATCGACCACGGGCAGGAGAATCGAGAGAAGAGAAAGCAGCCAGAGATCATGTCATGGGCGCAGGACTTTGATCTCTATATTGCGCCTATCAACCGAATCGCGGGCTGCGAGGTCAGGGCGCTGGAATACCTGCATTGGTATTCGTTTCTATCGTACTATCAAGAAATCGGAGATTGCCTGTATGCACAGGTGGTTTCTATCCGCGATAAAAAGGCCAGAGGGAAGAGCCTCGACAAACAGGAGAGGGATTTCTACCGGCGCAACCGGGATATCGTCGATCTGAAGATAACATACTCGGAGGCCGAAGCCGACCTGCTTGCCGTATGGGGAGTCGGGACAAAAAACAGCCGCCCCGGTTAAGGGGCGGCAGCAGGAAAAACTTATTTTTTATACTCGAAAACGATTTCGCTACCCCAGAAGCTTGGAGAGAATCGAATCTCGATCTCACTCCAATCCTGCGGCGCTTCATATCCGACGACACCTTTCATTTTCTTCCCGGCGGCAATCGTGCCGTCAAGCTGCGGCTCGTCGGAACTCATCATGGCGGTGAGGCTGAGGCTGGTTGTATAGCCATCAATGTAGCTTTCGAATGAAAGCATGGTGCTGGACGCAATATCGCGGGATGAATTGTTTTCGATCTCGAATTCGCACAGAACAAAGACCTTTCCATCATCCGGCGAGACGTAATTTTGGCCGGAATTCTCGGTAACACTGAGCAACGTGACCGCCACGCCGTCTAGAACGACCTGATCCCCAACGCCAAATGTTTCAGGCCCGGAATCGGATTGCTGCGGCGGCTGCTGCGAAGAAGAAACTGAGGTTCCGACCTTTTTCGGCTTGGAGGACGATCCGCAGGAAGCAAAGGCCGCGCCAATAAAGACGAAAAGACAGAGGAATACGATTAAAGCCGTCAGGCAGCCGCTGGGGCGTTTCGCCTGCTTTTTGGTTTTTAGCCCGCCAACAACGTCAACGCGGTTCGAGGCGTTAATCTTGATGGTAAAAAACGCATTCTGTTGCCCTTCGGCAATGGTAAAGGATATGGTTTTATCCAGACGGCGATACCGGTAAAAAGAAAGTTCGTGCTGGCCCGGAGCGGCCACAGCTCGAAGTTCTTCACCGTTTTTCAGCGTGCCGACATCACAGCCATCCAATGCAACGCCGACGGTCAGGCCAGAACCGTAAAAAGAATTGTCCCGGCTGATTTGGATAATGCAATCACTCATATTTCTTCCCTCCTTACTTGGAAGATAACACAAATAATGACAAAAATCAACCGAAAAGGTGGTGAAAATATGGCAGATGGGAAAATTGTGATCGCCGTCGACGCGGACGCGAAAAAGGCACAGAAAGAGCTGGATACGCTGTCTGCGAAAATCGACAAGATGGAAGCAAAGCTGAATGAGGATACCGGAACGCAGAGCGGGCTTAAAAAGGAGCTGGACGCTGCGCTTCAGTCCGCAAAGCAGACGGAAGACGCGCTGAAATCGCTCCGCTCGGAGGCTGACCGCCTAAAGGGCATCACGTCCGGAAGCGCTTCGGCTAATCCAGCGGAGTACATAGACGCTTATTCTCGACAGGCGGAGGTTGCTGCGCAGATCAAAGAGCAGGAACAGCTGCTGGTGCAGCAAAACAAAACGGCGGAAAAGCTTGGGAGTCAATATGCAAAGATCACCGACAAGGTGATAACCCAGACTGATGCGCTTGACGTTGCAAAGACCAAAGCCGGTGAGCTGGTGCAGCAGATCACAAATGCCAGCGGAGCTTCGGCTAAAATGGCGGAAGTATCGGCAAGCGTCGAAAAAAGCATGGATAAGTTCGGACGCAGACTCGGAAACCTGTTTAAACGCGCACTGTTTTTTACTGTCATTTCCCGAGGCTTGTCGCAGCTGCGCAGCTGGCTTAGCCAGACGATCATGCAGAATGAGGCGGCACGCGCGTCTATTGCACGCCTGAAAGCAGCCCTTTTGACGCTTGCACAGCCGATTCTAGAAGTTGTGATCCCGGTTTTTGTGAAGCTGGTCAACATTCTGGCACAAGTCGTGACGGCAATCGCAAAGTTTTTCGGTATGCTGTCCGGGAAAAGCTGGAGCGCGCAGGTATCTGCCGCGAAGGGACTGAACGCCGAGAAAGAGGCGCTGGAGGGCGTAGGTTCTGCCGCAGAAGACGCGAGCAAGAGCATGGCAAGCTTTGATGAGATCAATCAGATCACCAGCAATCAGGCGCCCGGCGGCGGGACGAGCGGAGCAGGCGCTTCAAGCGGGATCACGCCGGATTTCTCCAATCTGGATCTTGCAGAAGACAAACTGAACGACATTCTTGGCATTGTCGGGGCAATCGCCGCAGGGCTCCTTGCGTGGAAGATCGCCAGTATGTTTACCGACGACCTCGGCAAGATCGGCGGAATCGCGCTCGCTGCGGCTGGCGCGTTCGCGCTCGTCTATTTCTGGCTGGACGCATGGAACAACGGAATCGACATGACAAACTTCCTCGGTATGCTCGGCGGTCTTGCGGCGCTTGCGGGTGGACTCGCCCTTGCGTTTGGGCCGACCGCTGCGGCAATCGCTCTCGTGGTAGGCGGCCTTGCGATGTTAGTCGTCGGGATCAAAGATGTGATCGAAAACGGATTTACGCTGGAAAACACTCTGACCATCATCGCCGGACTGCTTGCCGCCGGTATCGGGATCAGCATCCTGACGGGCAGCTGGATTCCGCTCCTGATTGCCGGGTTTGTTGCCGCTTTGGTGGCACTTGTTTCCTTTACCGGGCACGGGGAAGAGCTGATTCAAGGGCTGAAAAAAATCATAGACGGATTCGGTAAGTTCTTCAAGGGTGTGTTTACGGGAGACCTGAAGCTTGCAGCGGAAGGTGCAAAGCAGATCTGGGAAGGGCTTAAGCAGACGTGGAACGCGATTGTAAACTCCATCAAAGACGCGTGGAGCGCATTTATTACATGGCTGCAGGGCAATAACCCGGCACTTGCTGCGATTTTTGAAACGATTGGAAAGCTGTTCTCCGACCAGTACAACGCATGGAAAAAGATCCTCAGCGGCCTTATTACCTTCCTGACCGGCGTATTCACTGGGGACTGGAAGAAGGCTTGGAATGGTGTCCTCGATATCCTGAAAGGTATCTGGAATCTCATCGTCGGTACGGTAGAAGGGGCAATCAATTTTATCATTGACGGCATCAATCTTCTGATCTCAGCACTGAATAAGATCCAATTCAACATGCCGGAATGGGTTCCGCTCATCGGTGGAAAGTCCTTCGGCATCAATATTACGCCGGTATCGCGCGTAGCGCTCCCCCGTCTCGCCTCCGGCGCGGTCATCCCGCCGAACCGGGAATTTATGGCTGTGCTGGGAGACCAGAAAAGCGGAACGAATATCGAAACGCCGCTTGCCACAATGGTGCAGGCGTTCAAGCAGGCCATGAACGAGACCGGCGGCGCGGGAGGACGGCAGATGACCGTCATCCTCCGGCTTGACCGCCGGGAGCTGGGCCGTGCGATCTACCAGCTGAACAACGAGGAGACGCAGCGCGTCGGCGTGAAGCTTGCGGGGGTGAAGACATGAGAAGCGCACTGAGCCTTGACGGCAAAGCGTATTTCAATCTTCACGTCGTGAGCTGCAAGCGGTCGTTCTCCGTCCTCGACGGTGACAACGCAGGACGCGTCATGACTGGCGCGATGACCCGCGATATTATCGGCACGTATTACAACTACAGCCTTGAAATTGACCCTGTATCGTCAGACCCGGAGGAATACGATGATTTTTATGAGAGCATTTCTGCCCCGGTCGACAGCCACGTGCTGACCGTCCCATATGCGCAGGGGACTATGACCTTTGACGCCTATGTAGCAAACGGCGACGATGAGCTCACCGGGAGCTACGACGGGCGCAATGATTGGGGCAATCTGACGATCAATTTTGTCGCCATGAAGCCCAAGAGGACGCCGGTATGAGTGTACGCGTGATCTATGAGGACGTAGCGGTAGGCGCAGCAGCGGCGGCAAGCGTTGCAAGCACCGCTGCGCAGCCCTTCTCCGACCTTCCGGAACTGCCGTATGGCACAGAGTCGGTGATCGTCGCAACAAACGAGCTGAACCAGTGGATGCTGGACGGCTCCCGCCCGATCCTCACGACCGAGCGGGCGGCCTTCTGGTCTACCGAGCCGAGCAAAGCAGACTGCACCTTCGACGCAAACCCGACGCTGACCATCACGCTGGACGGCACGTTCGCAAGCTCCGGCATTTACCTCTATTTTGACGGTGGCACCGGCGACTATTGCAGCGCCCTGACCATGACGTGGTACAACGGCGAGACAACCGTCGCGTCGCAGGACTTCACGCCGGACGGCCAGAAGTATTTCTGCGCAAAGCCTGTCTCCGGATACAACAAACTCGTGATCGAGCTGAAAAAGACGAGCCTGCCGTACCGGTACGCAAAACTCAGACAGATCTTCTTCGGCATCGTCCTGGAATTCGAGCGGGAGGACCTGCGCAGCGTCAGCGTCACCGAGGGCGTTAGCGTGATTTCTGACGATGTGGAGATCAACACGCTGGATTTCACGCTCGACAATTCGGACGATATCGATTTCATCTTCCAAGAGAAGCAGCCCGTCAGCGCCTACGACGGCGCAAAGCTGATCGGCGTCTTTTACATCAAGAGCTCGTCCCGGTCGAGCGAACGGCTCTATGATGTATCCTGCCAGGACGCGCTCGGCATTCTGGACGACGAGCCCTTCGCGGCGGCGGTCTACAGCAGCAAAAACGCGAAGGAGCTGATAGCCTCGATTCTCGGCGCGCACTTCACGCTGGACTTCGACCCTGCGCTGGAAGACGAGACCGTAACCGGCTATATCCCGGACTGCACGAAACGAGAAGCGCTGCAACAGATCGTTTTCGCGCTTCGCGCGACCATTGACACAAGCGCGTCGCGTGGCGTGCGCGTCCGGAGGCTCACAGCGGCCTCTCATGCCACGATCCCACTTGACCGGACATACACGGGCGGCAGCGTTGAAACGGCGGCAGCGGTCACGGAGATCCGCGTGACGGCACACAACTATTCGACGTCCGGAAGCGGAGAGAGCGTGGAGGTCGGCGGTACGACCTACTATCACACGACGTCGGTCACGTCCAAGACCAATCCGAACGCCACCACGCAGACCAAGCAGAACGTCATCGAGGTGCGCGACGCTACGCTGATCAACAGCGACAACGTTGCCGCCGTCGCGCAGCACGTCTTTGACTACTATATGCGCCGTCAGACGCACAGTGTCAAAATTATCGTGGACAAGGAAGCCCCGGGCGATTACGTGCAGACCACAACGCCGTGGGGCACGAAGATCACCGGAACGATCACCAGTATGGACATTCGCCTCAGCGGAATCGCGGCGGCAGAATGCAAGATTATCGGCACATAGAACGGAGGTGCGGCATTTGGTACAGGGAGATTCGTATAACCTTAGTGTTACCATCAAGAATAAAGGGCAGCCTCTGGACGTTGCAAGCGTTGAAAAGGTGGAAATTTCTCTGCTTTATCTGCAAAAGAGCTATCCGGGAGAGATCGGATACGAGGACGGAAAGTTTCTGTTTCCCCTCACCCAGCAGGAGACCTTTCGGCTCCCGAAGCTCTGCCAGATGCAGGTGCGCGTGAAATTCAAGAGCGGCGACGTGATTGGCTCGGAGATCAAGCAGATCGACGTTGCGCACGCGCTGTCAAAGGCGGTGTTGTGATGGGCGGCATTGAATTTGAACTCAAGAACCGCGATCCGATCGACGTTTCCTTTAACGTTTCCGTGCGTGCTGGCGGCGGCTCTGGCGGCGGAGGCATTGCATCGGCGCAGATCGATGAGATCCGCGTGCTGACAAAATCGGACTATGACGCGCTGGACAAAAAGGACGCGCGGACACTGTATCTGTTGGAGGGATAACATGCTGGCAGTTGGAATCAAACGCATTCTGGAGCTGTTCATCGGCTCCATGGGCATCAAATCCGCCCGCTTGGGCACAGAAACCATCTACGAAAGGCCTGGCGGCTTTTTGTACATCGAACTCACAAGCGAAGAAAGGGGATAAATCCAGATGGCAAGTTTTTTCAATCTGACACTTGATACGCTGGCACCTGCCGGCCTATCGCTGATCCTGAACGACGGCGCGCAGTACGCGACCAGCGCGACCGTCACCGCGAAGATCTCAGTCACCGACGCCGCGACGACCGGCTACCAGATGAAGATCTGGGGCACAAAGGCGGCGGCAAAGGAAGCAGATGCGTCGTGGGAGACGTTCGCCGCAACAAAATCCATTACGCTCCCGGACGGCGACGGCCTGAAGACGATCTATGTAAAGGTGCGCGACGACGTCGGCAACGAATCGACTGCGGCCAGCGACTCCATCACGCTCAACACCTCGATCCCCGCCGTGACCATCACCGGCCCCGACAAGAGCCGCATCTCCAAGGTCACGGGCTACGACGCGGCGGCCTTCTCCTTCGTCTGCGACGTAGACTTCGAGGAATACACCGTCCGCGTCGTTCCGGCGACGAGCAGCCTGCACACGGCGGGCACGCAGATCCCGGCGACGGGCGGCTCCACGAACGTCAGCGGCACGGCAGGCGGCTACAAGAAGAACACCGCTATCAACGTCACCGTCAAGGGCGCAGACCTCGAATCGGCGTCTTCCGGCGACGGCGTGAAGATCGTGAAGGTCTTCGTCAAAAACGCCGCCGGGACGTGGAGCGCCGCGTAATGGCCGCGCCGGAGCTGACATTCTCCATCACGGGCAACAAGATCTCGGCGGTCTCGGGGTTCAACTCGATCACCGTTTCCTTCTCGTCGGACATCGCCTATACGGCTTTTGAGTGCCGCGCGACGAAGTCCGGCGAGGATTGGGGCCGCGGGAAGGGCGCTTTGATCGCGTCCTTCTCCCAGACCCCGGCGGGCACGCAGCGCACCTTTGAGGTATACGACGATTTTCTGCTTTCCGGTGATGGGGAATACCGCATTTCGTTGTTCGCGCAGGGCGTGGACGGCAGCTGGAACGACAACTACGGCTTTATCCCGCTGGGAGAGTCGCAGGCGCTGAAGACCGCGGACGGCGAGGATTTTCTGTGTATGAAGGAGTGATCGTATGGCTTACAACAGCCAGTTTACCGGCGCGCAGATCGACGAGGCTATCGCCGACGTGCGCAGCAACAAAGACGCGTGGAACGGAAAGCAAGATGTGATCCTCGCCTCCGGTGCGGCCGTCGGGGACCTGATCAAGGTCAAGGCGGTGGACGCCAGAGGGAAGCCGACGGCGTGGGAGGTGGCCGCGGCGGGCACGGATTATCTAACGGAAGCGCCCGTGACGAGCGTGAACGGGAAAACCGGAGCTGTCAAGGTTCGCGAAGTGCCGTCTGTCACCGCCGCTGATAATGGAAAATTTCTGCGGGTTGTTTCCGGTGCGTGGGAGGCGGTAGAGATCGCAAACGCGAATGGAGGGAGCTTCTGATGGCTGAATATTTGACAAACACAACCGACCTAACAAAGGTTGCGTCAGCTATCCGGGAGAAAGGTAGCACATCGGCTTCGCTAGTGTATCCGGATGGATTTGTGACAGCCATTCAGGCCATTCAAACCGGTACAGAACTGCAAATCATTGTAACTGTGACATCTGGTGCAACCGTTACTGCTACAAAAGGAAGTCTGTCTGTGAGCGGTACATCGGTCAATGGAACGTGCACGCTTATCGTTCCGGAAGCCGGAACATGGAGCGTATCCGCGACGCTGGACGGGAAAACATCTGACACAAAAGCCGTAACTATCACGGACAGTTACGCGGTGTCGCTTAATTTTGTATATCCGACACTGAATAAAAATACTTGGGAAACAATAAAAGATATATCCGACGCGGGACAGGGCGCGAACTATTGGAGCGTCGGTGACCGAAAGGCTGTAACGCTAAACGGCACGGTTGGACATCTTACACTATCTAATTACACAACATATGCGTTCATTATTGGATTTAACCATAACGCGAGCCTAGAAGGGGAAAACCGTATCCATTTCCAACTTGCAAAGACCGCGCTCTCCGGCGGTACGGACGTGTGTTTCTGCGATAGTTACTATACCTCGCCCGTTTCGACAACCGGCTATTTCTCTATGAACAGTAGTGCAACGAACTCCGGCGGATGGGCGAGCTCGCAAATGCGTACAAATATTTGCGGGACAAGCCTCTCGAGCTATTCCGGAACGATTATCGCAGTCATTCCGGCGGCGCTCCGTGCAGTCCTAAAGTCCGTTACCAAGTACACGGACAATACGGGAAATAATAGCACATCCGCGAGTGCGGTCACGGCGACAAAGGATTACTTTTTCCTCCTCTCGGAGTTTGAGGTTTTCGGGAGCATTTCGAGAGCAAACTCGAACGAGGCGAGTAAGCAAGCGCAGTACGCCTATTATTCCGCTGGAAACAGCAAGGTAAAGTACAAGCACAACGGAACGAGCGCCGCCGCTCGTTGGTGGCTCCGTTCTCCGCTTGCGAGCAACTCCGACGGTTTCGAGAATGTGAACACCAACGGGACAGTCGAAGATCGCACCGCGCGCGCTTCCTTCGGCTTCGCGCCCGGCTTTTGCGTATGAGGGAGAAGCGCATGGAATATATCGTGTATAAGCGGTTCCGTGGGAATGGCATCGATGGAGAATTTAATCTCCGATATGGAACTGCGGTATCGGAGATTGAAGGGTTCTTGTTTGCAGCAGACGGCAGGCGGATATGCGCTGCGACGTCCGAAAACGGGTGGGAGCATTTCAGGCCGAACACGCAGGAAGGTGCCGAGCGGCAGAAAATGCTGAACGATCTGTACCGATGGTACAGAAAAAACGGCTGCGGCGAAGACTTTACGGATGAAAAATGGCCGGGGCAGGAAAACGGCTACTGGAAAAACCGTTTGAGAACAGCAAGCACAAAGCAATTGGAGAAAATCTATCAAGAGAAATTTGGAGGGACGCCATGTATGCAGTAAAACAGGACGGCGCGTTTGCCGGGTATGCGGACAGTATTGTGCCCATCCGACTGCACGGCAACGGTTGTTATGTCCCGTGCAAGGAAGATCAGGCAGAAGGATTTTGCGCTAAAATGGCTGTGACTATTACAGATAGAGAAGGAACTGAACATCAGGTGCTTTCTGACATGGTATTTCATCTCGCCGGTTACACGTTGAAAGGTACTGAGCCAGAAGGCAGCTACGAGGAAATGGGCGCGGCATTGCCACTCACAGATGCGGAAACCGCCGCTAAGATTCTATTAGGAGAAGAAGAATGACATATACAGAAAGAGCTAGAGCATTACGTCCGTATATTGAAAAAGCAGCTATTAGTCTAACTGACGAGGACGCACTACAGGCAGTAGAGCTATTCCCACAGTGGGTAGTAGGGCATACTTATGTGGTAGATGAGCGGCTACAATATAATGGCGTATTATATCGCGTGGTTCAGGCGCATACCTCACAGGCAGACTGGACACCTGATATTACACCGGCGCTGTTCGTAGTCGTTTCACTGGATGAATGGCCTGAATTTGTACAACCCACTGGTGCGCATGATGCTTACAAAAAGGGCGACAAGGTGACGTTCAATGGAAAGCATTACATTAGCTTGATTGACGCGAATGTATATTCACCATCGGCATATCCGGCTGGTTGGCAGGAACAGGCGTAAATTTGAGAATATGGGAGGAAACATGGAGCCTCATTATTGCAAATACGCCTACCGCAAAAACGGAGACGTGAGCTTGCATTGCCGGTATCTGACGGAAAAAGGGGCGAGGCAGGGAAAAAGGCCGACTGGACAGACGCGGCCTTCGTGCCGATCTGATAAACACAGAAGGGAGACACCATGGACACCAAGACTATCATCGTTACGCTCGTCACCGACCGCACGCAGGCGGATGTGGAGCGGGTGCGGGAGCTGGCGGCGAAGGGCTTTGCCGCCATGACTTCCGACGAGCAGGCGGAATGGCTGGCCGGGATGAAGGGCGCGTATAACGCAAGCGACATGAACCGCGTGGGAACCGCCCTGAACTATCTGGCGGCGCGCCTCAGCTCGATTTGCGGCGGGAGCATTGCATGGACGGCGAAAACCAATTGGGCCGTCACGGACATCACAGCGGCCTCACAGGCTGAGACGTACAGACGGCAGATACAGGACATTCGCGACGCGCTTGCGTATCCTGCCGGTACGCCGGATGCGCCGCAGCTGGCGCGCCTGACCTACACCGGCGCGAATGATATCGAGCGCATTCTGAAACTCTGCGAAGAGCTAATCGTCAACGTTGCAAAATCTTTTCGCCACACCGGCGCGGCGGAGTGCGCCGCAGGAGGATTACTCACATGAAAGATAGGCAGCCAACACAGGTTTTAGCCAACGGCGCGATCCGGTACGGCATTTATAATGCCGACGGAAGCCTGAACCACTACGAATACCTCAAGCGCGAGGATGCGCCTACCGTCGAGGGAACGCCCCTCAACAAGGCAAATCTCCTGTCCGACGCGACCGCCGCCAAGCTCTGGCCAAACGCCGCCACCCGCCCGGAAGACCCGACCGTCAACGACGCGCTTGGCAAGCTTTCGGAGGGTACGGCCAAAGTCGGCGACATCGCTATCACCGCCCGCACAGACCTCTCCGATGCATGGCTCCCGTGCGACGGGCGCACTGTATCACAGGAGCAGTATCCAAAACTGTTTTCTGTGCTCAGAAGCTCTGCCGCGCCGCTTCCGTGGGCGTTGAAGACATCGAATATTCAGCCTGTAGCTATGTGGTATCTGAATGGGGAATGGGTCGGCCTGTACGACAGAAAGTTCTGGACGTCGCCCGATTTGGGGACGTGGACGCAGCAGGCGGATATGCCGACCGGACTCTCGCTGGTATCGGATGTGCAGTATGCAAACGGCACTTATTACGCTGTTTTTTCCGGAGACTCCACAGAGTTAAACGGAGTGTACACAACACGTAGCCTCGATACGCCGTTTGCGCTATATGCAAGCGGCATCCTGCCTGAAAGCGCTGGACTGAAGATGTTTATTACACCAAACGTTCTGTATATCTACAAAGTAAGAAGCAAATACGGAGCCTATAACAATTACACGGGAAGAGAAGTAAATGCCAGCTACGTAAACCAAACAACGAAGGAAATAGTAGGAATCTCAGGCTTTATCAGCGGAATTGTATTTTACGCCGAAGAAAAGGACTGCTTTTACAAACTGAACTGTAGCACCAGCGGCACACTGAAGACTTCAAAGGCAAAAACCCTGATCAATCCGACGTGGGAGGCAGTCAGCAGCGTAAACATCGAAGAATTAACTCCGTCCTTCAACCAGCCGTCGACGTACACCTATCACGCCCTAATGTCGGCTTACCACTGTGGCGCAAATATAATTGCTTTTTTTGCACTGGTGAACGCTGCTTTCTCTGGCACGGGAACCACGATGTATAGCGGATATATGGTATACAGGTATTCTGCGGACTACGGTGCAACGTGGGAAAACGGGAAGGTGGTTTCCTACAAAACCGATAGCTACTTGCTCGACAACTATACGAACGGCAAATACGAAAACGGGCTTTTGGTGCTTTCGGAAACCGCAAGCGAATCTGAAAGTGCTGATCGAGCGGAAAAGATCATTGCAATCAGCGCTCCAGCATCCGGCCCGGTATATGGAGACGTACTGGGGAGCAGCGTCGACAGTATTGCACTATCGCCGGACGGGGAGGCGGCATACATATCATCGAATGGGCTGGCGTACTGCGATTATAGCGCGGCGGGAAAAGAAATCCCTACCATCGGGACGGACACAAGAAGCAATGCTTACATCAAGGCGCTGGAGGAATAGCCATGCGGGATAGAATCGGCACAAACGATCTCGCAAACGGGGCCGTCCGGTACGGGGTGTATGACGCGGCGGGAAGCCTTCTGCGGTATGAATGGCTTCGCCCGGAGGACGAGCCACTTGAGGCCGGAACGCCGCTCACAGCAGGAAACCTGCTGACGGCACAGAGCGCCGCAAAGATCTGGCGAGCGGGCGACGCACCGGCGAACCCGATGGTAAATGAGGCATTCGGGAAGCTTTCGGAACCGAACTACCGCGTCGGCGATACCCTCACAACCGTCCGCGTGCTCTCCGCCCCGTGGCACGCGTGCGATGGCTCAACCTTCGATCAGACTGCATACCCGGCCCTCTACGCAGCCCTCGGCGGCACGACGCTGCCGACGATCAGCTATTCCAGCGATACCACCACCTACATCAAAATGGCGGACAATTAGCCCGGCAAAATAAAAGAGAAAGGTACGGAAAAATGGACACCAAAACCATCATCGTCACCCTCGTCTGCGCCGTGCTCGGCTCGTCCGCGCTGACGGCGGTAGTCAACGCCGTCGTCAGCGCGGTACAGAAAAAGCGCGGCAAGGCCACATCGCAGGATACGCACCTCGCCGAGATCGATAAAAAGCTCGGGAAAATGCAGGAGCATCAGGACGAGCAGTATCTGGCAATCCTCCGCCTCACGATCATGAGCGAGGAAATGCCAATGGCAGAGCGCTTGATCGCCGGAGAGAAGTATAAAAAAATGGGCGGGAACGGCGATGTGAAAAAATTCCTGCACCAGCTGGAGGCGCAGTGCGGACATAGCAGTGCGCAATAAATTGGGAGGCAGATATGCGGGTAAAAGGCAAGTGGAGCAAGGGCGAAATGGCGCGAACCATTGTTTTGTATCTGCTCCAGCTCATCACGACGGTAATTGTCTGGGCCTGCGCGCTGAAAACCGTCGCCGTCCTAATTGCAGTCATCCGCAGCCCAGAACTCGGCGCGTCGGTCGACCTGTCCGACGTACTCGGCTTTACCGGCTGGGCAACCATCACAGAGCTTGGCCTGCTTGCCTTCAAGCGGGTTTTTGCGAAGAAAAATGAAACAGTCGAATAGCGAAAGGAGTAATTACTTATGGACTACACACAGATCATCTCGGCAGTGATCGCGCTCATCAGCGCGCTCGTTTCGGCGTTTCTGATCCCGTGGCTCAAAACCAAGATCGATGCCAACAAACTGCAAACCATCAAAACATACGTAGAGATCGGCGTAAAAGCGGCGGAACAGCTCTACGCGGCAACGGACGGCGAGGAAAAGAAAGCCTATGTGATCAATTTTCTGGCCGAACACGGAATCCGGTTCGACGTATCTACAATCGATCAGCTGATCGAGGCCGCCGTGCTGCAGCTGCACCACGAGTTGTACGGGAGTGAGCGGGCATGAGTATCAAGATCGGACAGGCCAGCCTTGGAGAGACGGGCGGCCGCAACCAGCAGCCCGGCAACCAGACCGGGCGGGAGCTGAATATCTCCAACTGGTACAATGGCCGCTGGCTCGGCGTCCTGCGCTACAAGAGCCGCAAAAAGGCCGAGCGGGCCGCGCAGACGTGCGAGGCGGCCATTAAGAACCGGAACATCGGCTACGACATGGACAACAGGAACACGGCGTATGAGGCCGCCAGAGCCGTCGGGTGGGACGTGAGCAGGATCGCAAAGCCCGTGGAGACGGACTGCTCCGCGCTCATGATGCTCTGCGCCGTGGCTGCAGGCTGCGCGTCGGTCGAAGCGCTCTACCGTCGGCAGGGCAACAGCTGCACCACCTACTGTATGCTGCACGATTGGCCAGCAACGGGAGATTTTGTGCTGCTGACCGGCAGCAAGTATCTGACGACGGACGCGAATCTCCTGCGCGGGGACGTACTGGTAAGCGAGGGCCATACCGTGATGGCCCTCGAAGATGGAAAAAATGCAGAGGAGGAAACCGAAATGGTAGAAAAGAGCAAGATCATCGTGGACGGCAAGGAAGTCGCCGTTGAACGCATCCTGAAAGACGGCACGAACTACGTCAAGGTGCGCGATCTGGCCGCTGCGCTGGATCTCGAAGTCAGCAACAAGGGCAACATCGCCGTGCTGAAGCACAAGGAAAAGTAAGGAGGCGGGCGTATGTCGCCGCAGGCGCGGGCCAAGCTGCCGCCAGAGCTGGGCCGCCTGACCCGCAAGGATATGGAGGCCGTGATCTATCAGGCCAATCTTGGCCGGGAAAATGAGAAGATCGCGCAGCTCTATTTTGTGGATAAGCTTCCCCAGGTAGACGTTGCAACAGAGCTGTTCCTGGGCCGCGCCACGGTCCAGCGCCGCCTGCCGGAGATCATGCGGGAGATGCAGCGGACATCCAGCAAACTGTATAACTGAGATAAGCGCCGAGAAATCGGCGCTTATTTTTAAAAATTTTTGCATTTTCCTCTTGACAATTACACGCATTGCGTGTATAATAAAGCCATAAGATAAAGCAAGGCGAAAGCCGGGAGGGAACAAAAATGAAACAGTACAAATACTTTTACAAAGTCACCGACGAGAACGGCCAGATCATTTTCAACCATCGTTCCGATTATGCATACCGTCTTCTGGCGCTTGCGAACAAGGAAAGCCGCGACAGCGACGGCAGTATGCTTGCCGCATGGTACTTCGGCAAGGTTGAGCACAACATCCCCGAAGACGTGTGGGAGCGTGTGCGGGTTTACGGCGATAGAATTTGAAACGGAGGGAACTACAGATGACGAACGTAGAGGAAATCACTAGAATCATGGAGGCCGGGCGCGACGCAGGCCGCGCACAGGAACCGATGCGGTTTTCGACGCAGGAAGAGCGCAACGCATGGTATGAGGAACAAACGGAAATTCTGGCGAAGGTTATGGCTCCAGTAGGAGACGAACCTTACGATAAGAACTTACAAGGGCATAAGATCGCGGACCGTTTTGCGGATATCCATACATTCGAAATCTACAGGCTTACCAATATCCGATACATTATCGGGGACTTCGAAACGTATGAGGAGTACGCGGCCCACTGCCGGGCGGAAATAGAAGCATGGGCCGATGAACTTCGTGCAGATTTGGGGGAAGAGGACGATTGAACGGCTATCAGCAAGCGATCCTCATGCTGCTCGGCGTTGATACCTGCGGCAAGTTCCTTGTCCGCTGTGTTGATCGGTGGTACATCAACGCGGTTGCCGAGCTTTTCCCTACTGCGCCATACCTCCAGCACCGTGCAGACGGGAAGAAAGACTTTTGGGTTGTGAAATCCGCGAAGGTGCATCTTCTCCCGTCCCTCGCCGACGTGACGGATTGGCAGGGATTTTGCCGCGGTGTGGTGGAGCTGCAAGCTTGCCTTGATCTCTGGCCGCACAAGGTACGTGGCAAGCCCACCAGGACGCCACGGCTGCGGGTTTACGGGCAGCCTGAGCTTTTAACGCAAATATCCTCGCATTTTTCGGCAGGGCCGAAAAAGCTGCAATTTCAGCGCACGCAGACCGGCGAAACGTGCGTCCTGTACTATCAAAGCCCGGCAGAAGTTGCTGATATTCTCGATTCGCTGCACGGCGAACCTTGCAACCGCGAACTCTGGGCCAGCTGGGACGCGCTCATGCAGCAAAATTCATCAGTATAGGAGGATCGAAAAATGAAACTCACACCCTTTATCCGCTCCGCCCTCTACGCCGAAACCGGTGCATACACCGACCGCGACTCCTACATCTCCGATATGGCGCTGTCCAGCGTCTGGGGCGATGCCGAAGACGAAGAGATTCTGGCGGAGCGGCTGGCGCTGCTCGGCGGGATCTGGGACGGCGCGCACTGCACGATCCCGGATGTGATCAAAAAATACGGCCTGACGCAGACCGGATTTGCGCAGTATTTTGGAATCCCGCTGCGCACCGTGCAGGACTGGTGCGGCGGACGGCGTGGATGCCCGCCGTATGTGGCCGCGATGGCGGCGGAGATTCTGGCTGTAAACGAACGATAACAAAAACTAAGCCCGTGGAATAACCGCGGGCTTAAATTTTGAACCAAATTGATACACAACTGAGGCACAAGAAGCCGCAAAAAGGCCCATACTGGACACACAAAGGAGTGTTCGGTATGGGCTTTTCTTATTTTAATCCAAACCCCGCCGGGCAGAAGGTCGGGGACTGCACCGTCCGGGCCATCGCAAAGGCGACCGGGAAGAGCTGGGACGAGGTGTATATCGGATTGTGCCTGCAAGGACTCATCATGGGAGATCTGCCGAGCGCAAACAGTGTATGGGGTGCATACCTACGGCAGCATGGTTTTACCCGGAACGTGATGCCGAACACCTGCCCGGACTGCTACACGGTCGGCAGGTTTGCCGATGAGCACCCGCGCGGGACGTATATTCTCGCCCTCTCTGGGCATGTAGTGTGCGTGCAGGATGGGACGATCTATGACAGCTGGAATAGCGAGAACGAAATCCCGCTTTATTACTGGGTAAAAGAAACGGAGGAATGAACATGGCATATCCCTATTTCAATCCCTATTATCCGCAGCCGATGCCGGATAACCTCATGCAGATGCGGCAGATGCAGCAGCCACAGATGCAGCCCATGCAGCAGCCTATGTCGCAGCCAGTGCAACAGAACCCCATCGCGCAGAGCGGTGTGCAGTGGGTAAACGGCGAGCAGGAGGCAAGGGGTTATCTCATCGCGCCCAACTCCGCTGTGGCGCTGTGGGATTCTACCGCGCCGACTGTGTATCTCAAGCAGGCGGATGCAAGCGGGAAGCCGACGCTCAAGATTTACGACCTTGTAGAGCGCGCAGAGACGCCCCGTACATCTCCGCAGGGAAAGGGCATGGAATTTGTCACCCGTAAAGAGTTTGACGCGCTGGCGGCTCTTGTGGGCGAAATAAAGGGCAAAAAGAAACGCAAGGCCGAGGAGGACGAAGACGATGAGTAATCCGTTTATGGCCGCGCTGGGCGGCGGGCAGATGCCGATGGGCAATTTTGCACAGATGGTGCAGCAGTTCAACCAGTTCAAAGCAAATTTCAAGGGCGACCCCAAAGCCGAGGTCGAAAAGCTCTTGCAGAGTGGTAAGCTAAACCAGCAGCAGCTCAATCAGCTACAGCAGATGGCGAAGCAGTTTCAAAGCCTGATGCAGTAATCATCAACATAAATCAACATCGTGGCCACGATTTGATGAATAAAAATTTTTCAAAGGAGTGATACTATGTCTCTTTCTGACGGCGGCGTTCAGGCCACTATGCCTGTTGCGCCAACCGGCATGATGAACAGCGGCTTTGGCGGCTTCGGCGGCGATGGCGCGTGGTGGATCATCATTCTTTTCCTGTTTGTTTTCTGCGGCTGGGGAAACAACGGCAACAGCGGTGCTGCTGACAATTACGTCCTTGCAAGTGATTTTGCCACTCTTCAGCGCCAGATCGACAGCGCAGCATCGACGATCGAACGTAAAAGCGACATTACGCAGCAGGGCATCTGCGATGGCTTCTACGCCATGAACACTACGCTGCTGAACGGCTTTGCGGGCGTCAATCAGAACATGAACAGCGGTTTCCAGAATGCCGAGCTTTCCCGCTGCAACCAGCAGGCAGCTCTCATGCAGCAGCTCAACGCCATGCAGATGCAGGCCGCAGATTGCTGCTGCGAAAACCGTGCAGCTATCGCCCAGGTGCGCTACGACATGGCGACGCAGGCGTGTGACACGCGCAACACCGTGCAGAACGCCACGCGCGACATCATTGACGCGAACAACCAGAACAGCCGCGCCATCCTCGACTTCCTGACGCAAAGCAAGCTGTCCGACCTCCAGACCGAGAATCAGAATCTGAAGCTGGCGGCATCTCAGGCCGCGCAGAACAACTACCTCATTTCGCAGCTGCGTCCGTGCCCTTCCCCCGCTTACATTACCTGTAACCCGTGGGCTGGTAGCGGCTATGGCGGCTGTGGCTGCAATCAGGGGTGCGGCTGCTGACAACTGCATAGCATAGCTTTTTCGTGACCTCACGAAAATGATCGGCCCCGTGCCGATACTGACAACAACGCGGCGGGGCAATCGCCCTGCCGCTGTATTTTTATGAAAGGAATGATTTTATGGCTGAATTTACATCATCCGGGATTCAAACTGTCGCCGCTGGGCAGAACGTCCCGCTTATCTCCACGGCGGCTTGCGGAAAGCCGTGCATCGTACATCGAGAAGGAAGCGGGCTTGTTACGTTGCGCGGGCTTACGCAGCAATGCAAGGCGAAGTTCCGCGTATCCTTTGGCGCGAATATCGCCATCCCTACAGGCGGAACAGTAGGTGCCATTACCGCTGCGCTTGCAATCAACGGCGAACCTCTGAGCAGCGCCACAGCGACCGTAACCCCTGCGGCTGTTGAAAACTATTTTAACATCTTTGTTTCCACATTCGTGGAAGTCCCGCGCGGCTGCTGCCTGACTGTAGCGGCGAAGAACACCAGCGCCCAGGCGATCAATTTCGCAAATAGCAATATGATCATCGAGCGCGTATCGTGAAAGGAGGATGCAATATGTACGATTTGAGAAACCTGCGTGAAATGCTCTGCAAAGAGCTTGACGAAATCGCCGACAAGCGCGAAATGTCTGCGGGCGATCTGGACGCGATCCAGAAGCTGACGAGCTCCATCAAGAATACATACAAGATCGAGATGGCTGAAGACGGCGGCTATTCCCGCGATGGCGAGTGGGAGGCGGATATGCGCGGTACATATGGACGGGGCAGCTCTTACCGTGGCCGCCGCCGCGACGCAATGGGCCGCTACAGCCGCACAGACGCCCGCGATCATATGCGCGCGCAGCTGGACGATATGATGCGCGATGCGGACGACGATAAGACCCGCGAAGCGATCCGCCGCTGCATGGAGCAGATCGAGCGGGCATAAGGAGGCGCGATATGCTGGATAAAGCCGAGATCCGCAAGGAGATAGCGCGGCTGGAATATGAGGAATCCAGCTATCCCAATTATGCCAAACTGGCAGATCTTTATGTGATACGCGACAAGATGCAGGAGGAGGAACGGGGCGACGGCGGTAGGTATGTGGGTTGCTACTCCGGCGCTCCCGCCCCTGTGACCGCAGAACCGGCTACCGTGGGCGAGTACGGGGACAGTGAGTTTTTGCTTGCGGTAGCCGGGAAAGACCCGGCGAAGGCTTGGACGGTCGTTGACGAACTCATGGACACGCTTTCACTTGTAAACCGAAGGGTATATGATTCTGTTTTAAGAAAAATAAAGTCCCTATGACGAGGCAAAAAGCGTGGCAAATTCCGTGGCAAAAATGCGTGTCAAAATTGTGTTTTGCGTGTCAAATAATTGATACGCATCGCAAATAAATGATACGCTCGAAATGCCTGAAAGCCTTGATATACAAAGGAAAACCCTGTAATCACTTGAGATTACAGGGTTTCTTCTTTGGCGCGGAAGGAGAGATTTGAACTCTCGAATTGAGCTTTAAACCAGTTGAAAATACTGCACTTTTTATTTTCATGGCAAATATCGTGGCAAAATTAAGAGAAGAACTTTTTCATTTGCTGCACAGACTCGGAAATGTCTGCTTGTGCGATGTGCGTATAGATTTTACGCATTGTTCCGTAGTCTGACCATCCGCCCAACTGCATCGTGACTTTTTCCGATATACCAAGCTTATATGCAAGGGAGCAGAAGGAATGCCGCAGACCGTGTGTGCCGACTTCTGGCAGGTTCGCGCTCTTGCATATTTTATTTGACGCGGCGCGAATGCTGTTCGGATTTGCAACGATGACAAAATCACTCAATCGTTCTGCTTCTGAAAGCAGCTGCGACAGCCTCGGTATCATGATCGGAATAGTCCGCCGCGAAGAGCGGTTTTTGTTAGACACTTTGTTTACCAGTTTGTTGTTTTCGTCGAACAATGTAGCTCCTCGAACCGTGATAGACTGCTTTTTTAGATCAACGTTCTCCCAACGCAAACCAAGAATTTCTGACACACGCAGAGAGTGCAGTGCAAGAAGAAACGCGATTTCATACTTACTCCCTTCTGCCGCTTTCAAAAACACAGGAATTTCTTCCGCAGACAAAAAAGCGTGCTCGTCAGATTGGACGGTGGGAAGCGCCACTTCGTATGATACACCATATCGCTTAAGCGCCGGACGTATCAGCGCCCATGTTTCGCGGATGGTCTTCGGGCTGCATTTTTCGGCGTTGATCGCCTGCTGTATAGCACTCACGGAGAGTTTGGATAAGGGGACATCCATAATAGGTTGAAGGTAACACCGTTGCTTGATTCTGTGTCCGCGAATAGACGCTGGGGAAAGAGTGCCGCTCTTGAATTCCAGGTATTCGTCTATGGCTTTGCGGATTGTTATTTCCGGCTTGGCCTCCTCGGCAGAAAGGATACCGATTTTGTATTCTAAAGCTGCCTGCTCTGCTTCTCGCTTCGTTCCGGCAGTGAACGACCTCGCTTCCCCATTTACCATCACTCGGCATCGGTAAGAGCCGGACGGCAGTTTTTCAGCCTCTGGGACTTTCAGTTTTTTCATTGCTGTTCTCCTTTTTGACGATACGAAGAATGGTGAAGCCTACGGCCAGTATGGACGCGACAATCAAGGCAATAAATATCCACGCCATTACAGATAGCCTTCCGCCCCGGATAATACCAGCGTCTGTAATCTGCGAGTCGATAACAAGGTACACGATCAGCGAAAACGCAAGTATGGCGCAGAAAAAGACCAGCAGGTAGCAGATAGCGTGTGTGGCTTTGATCTGCGCCCGCTGCATTTCGTTTGCGGCGGCCGCTCTGACGTTCTCGAGTTCAAGCCTGTGGTTCCGCTCCTGTAGTTCGCTTGGACTGTCAGTAGGCGGTTTTAGCCCGCACAGCTCATCCAGCGACAGACCGAGAACGAGGCATAGCGCGGCAGAATTGTACAGTTTCGGGTCTTGCTGTGTTCCTGCGCAGAGTTTCGTCACAGCCGATCTGGAAACGCCGGATTCTTCGACAAGTCTGTCGATGGTGTAATGCTGATCTTCCTTCGCCCGCTTTATGTTCCTCTGATATGTAGAAAAATATGGGGCGAGTTCCTGAATTGCCGACATGATATACCTCCATTTTCACATATATTTCGCTGATTCTTCCGCCACGGATATGATTTTACCAATTTGAGGGTGGACATTTCTGCCGCTTTTGCTATGCTGGTTACAGGCGCGTGAGAAAGCCCCACCGCCGGGGGAGCGACGGTGGGGCGATCTTAAACATTCCATTATACAAAATAGTCTGTCCCATAATTGCCGCTTACGAGGGTTACCGGACGAAGAAAATGCAAGGTGTTCTTTGTGGAAGATTCCAAATTGAAATTCTTGAACGAACGTTCTAAAATATGGAGGTACACCAAATGCAGAGCATCAATATTCGCTTTGAAAACGGGAAAGTAAACATCATCGTAGACGGGGCGCTTTTCAAAGACGTCCACAGTCTGAGCCTCGACTACATCAAAGGAGCGCCCATGCTCTTTGCCTGTGTGTCGGATGTAGGCGAGACACGGGAGCAGTGGCAGAACTCTAAGTTTATGAGTTAGACGTAATAAGGATTCGGCTTCAGCAAGATTGCGATAGTATCAATGACCCATCCAATCCCGCACAACCCAAGTGTAAAGAGATACAGGATTCCTGTTCCAACTTTGCCCTCATAGAATTTATGTGCACCGATCATACCGAAGAAAAGGCAAAGGAAGAATGAAACCCATTTGTTCTTCGGACGACCATACCCGCGGATAGTATTCACGTTCGCATTTGTGTTCGTGTTATTGATTACGACGTTCGGCTGCGCGGACTTTAATTCTTCAACTTGTTTTCCACATTTCGGGCAAATCACGCAGTCCTTGTCGATGATCGCACCACAAAATTTTCAAAACTTTTGATTTTCGGTTGGAACGGGTCTTTCTACAGTGTCCATCTTATTTTCCTCTTTTCTATTTTTGGGTGTAAACATTGCGCTATAATATTATTTAGGGTGGCAGCCTCCACAAGGTGAATACCCAGAATTCTGTGCATCTTCTGTGCTATCGAACCAGATTTCGTTCTCTGGGAGGATTTCCTTTGCAAAGCGGCAACTAGGATTATGGTATTTATCCGAGTCAACACTTCCAACGTATACACCGGATGATTTCTGTGACGTTGTTTCTGTAACTGGCTCAGCGTCCGGGGAAGCAATAGCTTCCGAAACAGGCTGTTCGGTTGGTTCGGATGCTTCAATCGGAGCGTCTAGCGCATCGGGTTCGATATCGGAAGCAGTGGAATCACCGAAAGACGTTTGCGCGGTTTTATCTGAGATGGGAACCTCGGGCTGGTCCTGAAGAATCGATTCTGCGGGCTCCGGCGCTTCTGGAGAAGAGCCAACCTTTGCGTCAGGAACGGCGATTGTTTCTTGTTCCCTCTCTTTATCTGGTTCTCTCTTCGCGGTTTTTGCCGTGCATCCAGTCAGAAGAAGCACAGCGAGAAAAAGCGCAAGCATTCTTTTCATTGTAAAAATCCCTCATAGTCAAAATTTGATTTGATACTACGATTTTACCAACAGAGTTTGACAGCCTCAAGAACAAATCTACACAAAAAGAAACGATAAAATTTGGAGGTTAAGAAAAGGACGGCGGAAGTGGAGACAGGAGATTATAATGGATGAAAAGGAAATCGCAACGATTAAAGAATTGACAGAAACACTTATGAGACTTACACCAGAGAAACTCAACCTTTTTCTATCTGCTGCGCAAGAGTTAATAACGCAGACGCAAGTTCAGGACGATCTAGGCAAATATTTATGATCTTCTGAATTGATTCCGGCAAATCACAGACACGCGCTTCGCCATCGGCGGGGCGCTCTTTTTTTATGCCCGCAGACGGGTCATCGGTTTCGCCGGTCAAGTAGGCGATAGTTGTTTCGAGAGCATTGGCTACAGCTGACAGGTTTGCATAGTTCGGAACGCGGCCGTTCTTCCACCACTTTCCGATTGTGCCGTTCCCCATTCCGAGCCGACTTTCAAGGGCGGCAATGCTTGTTCCCCTGCTCTTACATAGTTCTTTTAGACGTAAATGCAAATCCATAAAAATAATTAGACAAAAATCAGATTTTCTTCTTGACAATGCGACTTAAGTCTATTATACTTAGACGTGTGAAGGGTACAAAAAAACAAGCTCCTCACCAAGACGGACTTTTAGAAGATATTTAATTGCCTTGACACGCTTATATTAGACTATCTTCTAACCTCTGTCAAGTAGTATTCGTACAGATTGGAGGGATTTTTTTGATTTATGAGAATGTCAAGCGCCTTTGTACGAAGCACAAGACGAATATTGCGACCGTAGAAAAGGCGTGCGGCATTGCCAACGGCACAATCGGAAAGTGGGCAGGAAAGGACGCTGCCCCGCGCATCGACACTGTAAAAGCGATTGCAGACTATTTTGGCGTATCGGTCGACTCGCTGCTACAGAAGCCGAGAAAACGGAAGGAACCTTGAGCCTTGTAAAAGAGGCTCAAACGGAAAAGGAGGAATAACATGCCAGCGGTAAAGCTCGGCCGGGACAATACGTCGAAGAACCTGTCCCGCCTGATTTACGGGAGGGTAAAGGAGAGAAACGTAAAACTGGACGACTTGCTTAAACTCGCCGGGGTATCAAGCAAAACGACGCTGACAAAGCGAATGCGCGAGCCATTGGGAGAGCAGATGAAAGGGACAATCGCAATTTGCAAGCGGCTTGGAATCACGCGGGAGGAGTTTTTGGACTCCTTTGATTACTAAGTATCCGGTTTTGGCGCTTGCAAAAATCTAAGAACAAACGAAAAGGAAGGAAACGCAAATGAAAGTCAGATTAACATTTTTGGAGCCTGTGCTTGGCACGTGGCCGAGCAACGAAAACATTGCGCGGGACTTTATCGCAAGCAAGGCCCAGGACGCAAGTACGATCGAGGATGAGATCGCAGCGCTCGGCGCGGACGCTGTCGCCGAAAAGGGCAAAACCGTTTTCCCGCGTACCGACGGACAGCCGATTCTGTACGATTATCAGATCAAAGGCTTTTTCAAAGACGCCTGCGGTATGCTGGCACGCGTGAAATCCAAGAAATCCAGCGCCCTGAAAGCCTATAAGAAGATCATCGACGGCCTGATCTTTGTAGAGCCGCGCATGATTCCCATTGAGGTCAACGGTGAGGTCGGCGAATGCCAGAGACCGCTTCGTGCGCAGACCGCACAGGGCGAGCGTATAAGCCTTGCAAACTCGGAGGAAATCCCGGCAGGCAGCACGATCGAGTTTGAAATCGTGATGCTCGACGAAAAGGCGCACAAGGAAGCAGTCCTGGAATGGCTGGAGTATGGCCGCCTACGCGGCATCGGCCAGTGGCGGAACTCCGGCAAGGGCAGATTTACCTACGAGGTTCTGAATGGTTAAGTGCAAGGGTGAGGCCACGCAGGGACTTGCGAGGGAAGCGCGTCGCTGAGAGCAGCGGTGAACGGCAACGGAATTGCTTCGTACCGATGGGCGTAGATGCGCAACGGCAGTGTTTAGCGGTGATATGCGCAGCAAAGGAAAAGCATGGAAACGCTCAGGAATACAATGAACTGCAATGGCTTGGCTTAGTGTGGCAAAGAACGGCAAAGGCAAGGAATGAATAGCCCAGCAATGCAGGGGCATGGCAAATCATCGAAGGCTACGCGCAGCTACGGCGCAGCAACGAATGCAAAGCAGGGGAAAGGCCAAGCAGGGCAACGCCAAGCAGCGGCAACGAATTGCGAAGCAACGAACAGAAATCGAAAAAGGAGAGGACAGAAGGAGGATGCAGCATGGCGGAAGTGAAGACCTACACCCTGACGCTGGATGCGCAGGAGCTGCATGATCTGATCGAGGCGGTGCTGGTCTGCGAGTGCCAGGCAGCGCAGATCATTAACGGACTCAAGCGAAAGGGACTGGATCTGGACGCGCAGAAGCTCGTGACACAAAACGCCCGTCTGGCGCGTCTCGTCAGGCGGATGCAGGAGACGAAGGAGGATAAGCGGAATGCGGAAACTGATTCTCAGCGGAGACGATTGGTTTGAGCTGAAGCACACGCTGGAGCTACTTGTGATCGCGACCCACAATGAGGCCAATGAGTTTGAGGCAATGGCCGCACACCAGCCCGCGGAAATAGCGGAGCGGGCTGCAAACCTCGCAAAACGCCGCCGGGAAAGGATGGAGAACTATAAACGGCTTATGGCACTGGTAGAATCGGCAGAACGGCTGCCGGATACGAAGGAGGACGCAGAATGAGAACCAATCTTGCAGAACGGCTCGGGTATGAGCCGGAGGAAACGACCGAGGAGCGCCGGGAGCGGCTGCGTGAAGAATTGGAGGCCCGCAAGGCGGCGCGGCGGATCGTCAAGGGCCTGTGCCTTTGGGTCAGCGGCGCAGCGATGATCTTGGCCGCAATGGCCGGGACGGCCGAAATGACGTATGAATGCGTCGTGACTGGCTTCGTCGCGCTCGTAGCGCTGCTGTATGGTCTGGCATAAAGAAATGACCCCTGCCGCGCGGCAACGCGACAGAGGCCGAAAGGAAAACGATTGTCGCCCTCATTATAGGGCAGAAAGGAACATATGTCAAGTTTAACGGATTCCCGCGTCCGGCATGGTGCGAAAGCCTGCGTCGACGCGGTACATCGGGCCGACTACCCGAAGTTCAACAAATGCCTGCTTTCTCAGTGCGAAGCGCCGGAGAAATACGGCGTGCAGCTTGTTCCGGAGGCAGCTGCGGCGATCAAGGCGCTGGACGCGCCGAAGAACCGCAGCGATAAGCGCCGGAAGGTGAACCGGTATTATTTCCGGCTGACGGACGAGCAGGCTAAGAAGTTGGACAGGCTTCTGAAAAAGCTGGGCTATTCCACGGTGCAGAGCTTCTGTGAAGCGCTGATCCGCCAGGAGGTGAGCCGGAATGGCGTATGACGGCGAAAACCTGTACTTGAGCATTCCAGAGCCGGAGTACGAGCCGGAGTACGAGCCGGACGAGCCGGAGGACGAAGATCGTTATTTGTTCCCGCCGCTGTGGCTGGTGGGAAAGATGAAACAGGAGGAAGGATAAAATGGCAATCAAGAAACCCGCTGAACTCGATTTCAGCAACAAGAAATTCATGTGCATCATTTCCGGACAGCCCGGCCTTGGCAAGACAACGCTGGCGCTTTCCGCACCGAAGCCGTTTCTGTTCGACACGGACAACGGCATTGCCCGCGTCAGGCCGGAGCAGCGCGGCGTGACCTCTGTTGTGGAATCCTACGAAGAAATGCTTGGCGATATGGACTCCGAAGAATACAAGGCGGCTGAGTCCGTCGTGATCGACACCGGCGGTATGCTGGTACAGCTGATGAAGGACTGGGCAAAGAAGCAGGACAGCAAAGCTGCAAAGGATGGCCGTGCAATGTATGGCGTGATCAAATCCGAGTTCGACCGGCTGTGTTACCAGATCCGCGCAAAAGACCGGAAGCATTTGATCGTGGTGTTCCACACGACGGAACAGCAGAAGGGAGACACCATCCAGACGCGCCTTTCCTGCGAGGGCAGCGCGAAGGATATTGTTTGGACGCCTGCCGATTTTGGTGGCTATATGTTCATGATGGGCAACAAGCGCATGATCGGCTTTACACCGACAGACGAATACTTTGCAAAAGGCTGCTTCGGTGTGCGCGGCGTGATGCAACTGCCGGAACTCAAGCCCGGCCAGAAGTCCACGTTCCTAACAGATCTGTTCCGTAAGGCGCAGGAGGATATCAATGCGCAGGCCGCAATCTACAGCGGTGAGAAAACCGCATATGACGTGGCGATGCAGGAAGGCCGCGCGTTTATTGCCCTTGTCGGCGACCCAAAAACGGCGCTGAGAGCCCGCAAAGAGCTGGCAAAGCTCCAACACTCGCTGACCAGCGCCGCAGAGCTTGGCGCAGAGTTCAAGCGCAAGTGCAAGGAACTCGGCCTGAAATACGATAAGGAGAAAAACGCCTATGTACTGGCTGACACAAAGCCTGCTGAGCAGCTGGAAGCACTTTCTTGATGCGGATGATGCGTATGCAGACGCGGCGCTGTCCTCCTTCCTCTCCACGCTTCGGCGTGAAGAGAGGGAGACGACACCAGCTATGCAGGCGGGCATTGATTTCGAAGCGGCGATTAACAGCACGGTTGCTGGCGTACCAATTGAGCCTGTCAGTGAGAAATACGACCGGGCTGTAGCAAAGTTTTCCCGCATTTGTGCGGGCGGTCAGCCGCAAGTGCCGGTCGCCGGGAAGCTACACGTATCGGGCTTGGATTTCCAGTTATACGGCGTCTGCGACTACGTAAAGGCCGGAATCATCTACGATATCAAGCGCGTGCAGCGGTACGAATACGGCAAGTATCTGCACAGCCCGCAGCATCCGATGTATCTGCATCTGCTGCCCGGCGCGTCAAAATTTACATACCTGATCTTCGACGGCGCGAACACTTACGCGGAGACGTACCGGCGCGGCGATTTCGCGCCTATCGAAGATACGATTTCATGCTTTATCAATTGGCTTTTGGCAAACGGTTATATCAACGATTATTTTACACATTGGGAAATGAACACTGAAAGGATGGACAAAGTAGATGGGATTTAAGGCAGTAAAGAATAATGGCGGCCTGATGAAGGCTGGCGACTATGAGTGCTATTTGAAATCGTGCGGCTACAGCGTAACGAAGAACGGAAACGAATGCATCAAGTTCGATTTCGTTGTCCGTGAGGACGTCGAGCAGGAATACCAGAAGAAGCACATCTTCAAGAACTTCTGGCCCGACCGTGATACCGGCGAATATGACGCAGACAAGATCGGGAAATATGCAAATGCGCTTGGCATTGAGCCGGGCACAGATTTTGAACTTGACGATCTGATAGGCCGCAACTGCATTTTGCACATGGAGCCGTTTGAGGGCAATGACGGTGTGACGCGCGACTGTATCCGGTATCTCAAGCCCAGCAAGGCCGAATCTTTTGTAACGCCTGCACCGGCCAGCGCAGAGGAGTTCAAACAGCTTGACGAAAGCGACGACGACCTGCCGTTCTGAGGGCTGAAATATGCCGAACAGAATTATTCGGGAAAGCATCTGCACAAGCGATAGCGTCGACAAACTCTCGTGGTTTGAAGAAGTTCTGTTTTATCGGCTCATTGTAAACTGTGATGATTTCGGACGCTTTGACGGGAGAGCGGCGGTCGTGAAAAACCGCCTCTTCCCGCTGAAAGAAAACCTCACGCTCAAAACTGTAGAAAATGCTCTTCATGGGCTGGCGAGTGCTGGATTGGTTGCTCTGTATGTGTTTGAGGGCAAGCGCTTCCTTTACCTACCAACATGGGGCAAGTATCAGACGCAGCGTGCGAAGGTAAGCAAATTCCCGTCACCTGATGAAGGGAAACAAGCGGATGAAATCATTTGCAAGCAAATGCGTGCAGATGTTCCCGTATTCGAGAATCGAGAATCGAGAATCGAATTCGCTATTCGAGATGCGGAAGATAGCGCGGAGCCGCAAGCGGCATCCACGCCGCCAGCAATCTCTCTGCCGCTGAATGATGGAACGGAATATTCCGTTTCCGTGGAGCAATGCCAGGAATGGGCGGGCTTGTACCCTGCTGTCGACGTGATACAGCAGCTGCGGAACATGAGGGGCTGGTTGGACGCAAATCCGGCCAAGCGGAAGACAAAACGCGGGATTAACGCATTTATCGTCCGCTGGCTGGCAAAAGAACAGGACAAAGGCGGAACACAGCCTGCACAGTACAGCCGCGCTGCAAAGCTCGGCTACGGCGTGCAGGGGCACCATGACGAGCTGAATCTGTTGGAACGTGCAGCTGTGGACAGGGTGATGGGGCCGGTGTCAAAGGGCGCTGCCCGATTGCAACAAGGCGTGCAGCGCCACGGGGACGAACTTGATGCGTTCCAGCTGGAGGCGGTCGAGCGAATGCTTGCGGAAAACAAGGAGGATAAGGCATGAGATTTGTTTGCGATTGCTGCCACGATCTGACGAACATCGAGGCAGACCGGATGGAGATCCAGGGCGACAAGCTGATAGTGTACAGCCGGGGCAAGCTGGTGTACGTGGCGGATCTCGGCCAGATCATGCTGGCGAAGCTGACGCCGACGGGGAAGGAAACAAAATGCTGACGCATCTGAGCCTGTTTTCCGGGATCGGCGGGCTTGATCTGGCTGCCGAGTGGGCAGGATTTACGACCGTCGGGCAATGCGAGTTTGCCGATTACCCGACGAAGGTGCTGGAAAAGCACTGGCCTGATGTGCCGCGCTGGCGGGATATCCGGACGCTGACAAAGGAGCGTGCGCTGGAGCTCATGGAACGGGACGTGAGCGTGTATATGCTTCACACGGACAACACCGAGGCCATGGCCTTCGATGCAGAGGATATCCGCAGCTTTGACGGTATCTTCGGCGTGGAAGTCTCCGAATGGGAGACGGTCAAAGACCGCTTCGCACCGCCGGACTATGAAAAGGCGTTCCTCGATAACCCCGCCGACAGCTTTGCCATCTATCAGCTTCGGGATAATGATAATACGGCGCAGCTTCGCTTTATGAACGCCGAGTATCTGGAGAAGAAGGGGCTTTCCGTCGAAAAGGAGAATTACGCCGCCGTCTATGCGGGAAACCTTGACCGCAGGGGCGATACGCAGGACAGGTTGGACGTGCTGTATGAGACCTTCAACCTCCGCCGCCCGGAGGATTTTCGCGGCCACAGCCTGTCCGTCAGCGACATCGTGGCGCTGAAGCAGAACGGCATGGTATCCTGTCATTACGTTGATTCCCGGGGCTTCAAGGCACTGCCCGACTTCCTCAAGCCGGAAAACTATCTCAAAAACGCGGAGATGGCCATGGAGGACGACTACGGCATGATCGACGGCGTTATCAACAACGGGCCGAAGCAGACCGTGGCAGAGCTTGAGGAATAGGCAAAGTCCGGCAAGCCCATCTCCCTCATGGAGCTGACGCAGCCGAAGGCGCCGGGGAACAACCATCACGTGCGCCAGCTGGCGAATGCAGTGAAGCTGTTTACGGCGCCATGTGCAGCGGATGCGCAGGGGACGCACGGTGGGGACAATCACAGGAGCTTGCGGACGGACGTTGCTGGGCAGCTGAACCCGACGTGGGTAGAGTGGCTCATGGGATTCCCGCCAGGGTGGACAGAATTAAATGCCTCGGAAACGCTGTAGTGCCGCAGCAGGCATACCCGATTTTTAAGGCATTGATGGAGGAGCTGGACCGATGGACTTAGAACGAACCATGGAGGACGGCGTTTTGCCGGGACAAATGGTTCTTGAAGGAATGGAGGAAGAAACCCTATGACTGAAAAAGAGATCGTGAAGGCGCTGCGGTGCTGCGCGAAGGGGCTTGGACACGACGACGCGTGCGAAAACTGCAAGGTCGGAGAAATCCAAGATCGGCGGGAATACATCGAGTTTGCGGCTGCTAACGTGATCGAGCGCCTGACCGCCGAGAACGCGAAGGCAGAAGCCGAGAGGGACGCGGCGTTAGCAGACCTCGCGGATGCACGGAGTTGCAAGAATTGCAAGTATGCGTGCGATACGCGCGACTGCTCCAGCTGTAAATCAAAGACGTGCAAATGCCGTGAGTGTCATCTCGACAAGAATGCGTGGGAATGGCGCGGATTGCCGGAAGCGCCGGAGGAAGGAGGCAAGCATGAGTAAAGCTGTTTTGATCAGAATTCGCCCGGAGTGGTGTGAGAAGATCATCAACGGGCGGAAGACCATTGAGGTGCGCAAGACGCGCCCGAAGATGGATACGCCGTTTAAGTGCTACATCTACAAATGCGGAAACGGAAAAGTCATCGGGGAATTTCTGTGCGATGAGATCATCGAAGATCGCACGTATGGGCACAATGAAGAATTTTACAGAGCAGCCTGCATGAGCGCATACGATGCGGCGGCATATGCAATGCAGTCGCCGATGTATGGCTGGCACATCTCAGATTTGCGCGTTTACGATCACCCGCGCGATCTGTGGGAGTTTACCGGCCTGCGGGAGACAAAATACGGACTTGCGCCCGGGCCCATCACCCGCCCGCCGCAGAGCTGGCGGTATGTGGAGGAAGAGACATGGAACGACTGACAAGTCCTAATATCAACGTAGACCCGGATACCGACCGATTCCTGCACGCCGCGATCGGCGGCAAGGAAATCGACTGGAAGCAGTGCCGGGACAGCACGCTCAACGTGCTGATCAACGGCCCAACGAGCAACGGCTTTGGCAAGGATATTTTCCGCAAGATGGCCCGCGATCTGTACGGACGGCTGAAAGCCTACGAGGACACGGGAATGTACCCGGAAAGCGTAGAGGCACTCAAACTGTCCATGATGGGCAAGGCAATTTCGGAGATCACGGAATTCAACGGTTTGCCGATTGACCGCCTCCGCGAGCTTGCCGAGGCCGACAAGGACGGGCGGCTGGTGGTGCTGCCGTGCAAGGTGTACGAGACTGACGGGGTGAGGGTGTATGAGCACACGGTGCGCGAGGTCATCTACGAGACGGCAGGCGGCCCGGCTTTCGATAAAAATGCAATCGGGAAGAGCATATTTTTGACGCGCGCCGAAGCCGAGCGGGCGATTCAGGAAATGGAGGGAAAGGCATGAGCAACCAGGGAGTAATCCGTGGGACAATTGATGGACAGGAAAAGTATTGCAGAATCCCAATCCGTAGCCGCTTGTATGAATCCGTGATGGAAGATAATACGACGGAGCTTTCCTCGGAGGCGATTCTCGCCATGCCGCATGACAAGGCGGCTGCGGTGATTGATGCAATTATGGCGGACTGGCTCTACTGGCTCAAGAGAGCCGGGGAGTTGTGGGTACTGACGCGCAATTCCGCCGAGGAAACGGAGGGCAAGGCATGACCAGAAAACGCGCAAGAAAGATCCTCATGGCTATCGGCACGAGCCGGAACCGTGAGATGTTCGGCGGGCCAGAGGGGGAACTTTGAAATGATTGGTTACATCAAAGACAAGGACGTCTACGCGCTCTTTGACGAGCGCGGGACTGCTCGCTTGCACGTCGGGGACATCGACAGACTGGAAAGGATATACTTCCCCGCCGAACTGCGCGAAGCAATCACGCCGCGACACTTATGCGAGGAAATCGACGGCGAAACGTACGAATATTTTGATTCGTTGTGGTTGCCGTCGGCAACAGATGTTTTCGGCAATGACCCGGATGGATGGTGGAAAGAAGAAACAGACAGCTTCCAGTTGCCTATTTTCAAGGAAGAACGCGACCGCGTGAAGGAAGTCCTCGGAAATGGTACATATCCGTGGTGGCTCCGTTCCCCGCGTGCCAGCTTTTCCGCGTCTTTCGTGCGTGTGGGTACTGACGGCACGGCCAACGGCATCGGCGCGTGCTACTCGAATGGCTTTGCCCCCGGCTTTGATTTGTAAAATTCGGAATTCAAAAACTTCCCCGGCTCAATGCCGGGGAAGTAGCCGCAAGGAGGCAAGATCATACCATGAACATAGGGCTTATCGACGTAGATAGCCACAATTTCCCGAATCTCGCGCTTATGAAGATTTCCGCGTTCCACAAATCGCGCGGCGATCATGTCGAGTGGTGGTGGGGATTCGGTGACTACGACATTGTTTATATGTCAAAGGTGTTTGACGATACATATTCAAAAGACGTTGACGAACCATTGAATGCAAGGAAAATCATAAAAGGCGGAACGGGATACGGGCTTAACGGCAATTTGCCGGAAGAAATCGAACACATTTACCCTGATTATTCCCTATACCCGGAATTGACGAAAGATACGGCATACGGATTTCTGACAAGAGGTTGCCCGCGACACTGTTCATTTTGCATCGTTGGCGACAAAGAGGGCTTACAGAGCAGAAAAGTCGCAGACTTGTCGGAATGGTGGCACGGACAGCGATATATAAAGCTGCTTGACCCGAATATAACAGCCTGCAAAGATCGGCTTGACCTTCTGCGGCAACTGGCAGATAGCGGCGCATGGGTCGATTTCACGCAAGGCGTTGACTGCCGGACACTGACAAAAGAAATCGTTCTGTCCCTGAACGCTGTGAAAACGAAAATGATTCATTTTGCGTGGGATTTCATGGAACAGTCCGACGCAGTAGTGAAAGGGCTTGAATTGTACGCGCAGCACGGCGCGATCACGGATGAACGAAAACGCCGGGTCTACGTGCTTACGAACTACAATACGACGCAGGCGGAAAATCTGCACAGGATTTACACGTTGCGGAATATGGGCTATGACCCATACGTTATGATCTACGACAAGCCCCATGCGCCGCGCGAAATACGGCTTTTGCAAAGATGGGTAAACAACAAGATCATTTTCAGAAAATGCGAACGCTTTGAAGATTATGACCCGAAGCGGCGCTGACGGAGGCTGAAATGAACAAATACATTGGAAAAATCATCATCGTTACGAATATGCGGAAAATCCCGCGTTCGTGCGCGGAATGCGGATACTATGACGGCATGGGAAACCGTCCCGGCGGGCGCTACAACGACGGCATTTGCACAGCGGGCGCGTCGATTTACAGCACACGCGGCATTCGGGTATCAAAAGAACGGCTGAAAAACTGCCCGCTTCACATGATCGGGAGGGATAGCAATGACTGATGAATACATAAGCCGGGAAAAGACGCTGGAACTGCTCAAAAGTCTGAGCAGTCGGGACTATCGCCGGAAAAAAGGCACAATTCAGGATGCAATCAAGATGATTTCTTACGCCGTGTACACGCCCGCCGCCGACGTTGCGGAGGTGGTGCGCTGCAAGGACTGCAAGCATCTTGTTAACGCGACGATTAACGCTAACGGTTTTCTCATCTGCGACATCAGCGATATGGAGATTGCACCGGACGATTTTTGCAGTAGAGGCGTGACCGAATGAGCGGCCTGCGGTTTGCTCGTGGGAGCGCGAAAGGAGGAAAACTGATGCAAGATTGCTGCTTGACTTGCAAGAATCTGGAATACAGAAATAACTACGTTTATCCGTATCGGTGCTTGAAGCACAAAGCAGAACGGTTCTCAGAGGAAGAACTGGAACGGAGGTTCTTTTCCGGAGAGGAATGCAAAGATTTTGAACAAAGGGGGTGGCCTGATGGGAACGATACTGGCAATTGATCCCGGAAACACACAATCCGGCTATGTGGTGGTCGAGCACGACGGCGAAGAAATTCGCCGCGTGCTGAAAGTTGGGAAAGAGCCGAACCGGATTGTTTTGGACGTGATCAAAAGCACGCCGACCGGATACGATTTGGCAATTGAAATGATTGCCGGAATGGGCATGGCCGTAGGCGCAGAAACGTTTGACACCTGCTATTGGATCGGCCGATTTTGGCAATATGCAATAGACAACAGCAAGGCGGCGGATCAGACAAAAATCTACCGCCGCGAAGAAAAACTTGATCTTTGCGGAAGCTTGAGTGCAAAGGATGCAAACATCCGGCAGGCCCTCGTTGACCGCTATGCGCCCGGCCAGCCGAATTTCGGCAAGGGCACAAAGAAGAACCCCGGCTTCTTCTACGGCTTCTCTGCGGATATGTGGGCGGCGATGGCTGTCGCCGTGACGTATTTCGATAAGTACATAAGGGGGGTAAAGCTGTAAGTGAAAAAATTCGTTGAAATGCTGCTTTTATTTGCGGCTGCCGTGTTTGTTTCGCTTTTGATAAGAGAAGCGATTCTCAATTCGGATCTGCCGGATTATATCAAGTTTTGCACGCTGACGGAATGGGAGAAGGCAAAATGGATTTCCGGGTGGAGGCCATGAGCAAGACGCAGCGAAAGCCACCAAGACCGCCGATGCAGCTGACGTGCGATGCCTGCGGGAATACGTTCATGCGCGCACCGTCGAAGTACAAGTCAAAATACAATTTTTGCAGCGAAGCGTGCGCATGGACGGCACATAGGGAAGCTGTGATGGGCCGGGCGGAGCGCGTGCGGATCCTGATCACGTGCTCGATCCCGGTATATCCAGAAATGCGGCCTGTCTGCGGGCGGGTCTATCCCGCCGAGAAATACAAATACAGGTTAAACCGGACGGGCTATGTCGTCGAGGTGGGCGGCAAGCGCGTATGTGTGAGGGTGGACGAATGCAGGGAAATCTAGGGCTTACACCGGTGCAGGCTCCGTGCAAAGGCTGTGCGGACAGGCACACCGGCTGTCACACGGACTGCACCCGATACATAGCATTCCGCCGGGAGGCGGACAGGTACAAGCAGGAGCAATCGAAGGACGCGGCGAGATATGCAACGACACGGGGCTGTATGCGGACGCTGCACGATGCGAACCGCGCAAAGCGCGAAGGGAGGCAACATTACTGATGAGCACGCCGCGATACGGCTGGTGGGCCTATGCGAAATGGATGATTCGCAGCTATAAGGGCGGCGGGCTGATGACGAGGGCCGAGCGCGCTGCCGTTGAGGATGCAATCGCAGAGACGGAACGGCTCGCTGACGGCGTGGAGCGGCTGCGGCTCATAGACTTGGTTCTTTGGAAGCGGACGCACACCTTACAGGGCGCTGCGATGGCGGTTTATGTGTCCGAACGCACCGCGCAGGAGTGGCACAGGCAATTTATTCGCCTTGTGGGGCAAAAAAGAGGGCTTTTATGAAAAAGTCTGCGTCCCAGAGCCAAATTTAACATTTACTATAAGGGCATAGAGATCAACTCTACGCCCTTCTTCATCGGCACCGCAGCGTTCTGCGGAAACCTCCTCCTCCTGTTCTCGTGTCTCCGTGTGTGAATAAATATATTTATTCACACACGGAGACACGAGAACGAAAGAATGAGGCAGAAAGGAGCGGCTATGGCAAGTTTGCGCGCCCTTGCACACAAGCTGCAAACAGCGCTCTTGTACAACGGAACCAAAATAAAAATCAATCAAATGCAGACCTATTCCGCGAAAAATGACAGGATGGTGACGAAATACATGGTTTACGAATATCGACCTGATGAAAAGCCGAAGAACGTCACTCTGCTGGAAACGTACCAGATTGCGGATGTGGTGAAGCTGCTGGCCGGGCTTTACAGCGATGGCGGATGAAAAGCTTACGCCGAAGCAGAGACGATTCTGCGAAGAATATCTGAAATCCGGAAACGCGACAGAAGCAGCGAAAAAGGCCGGGTACAAAGAAACATCATGCAGAGTGATTGCGGCAGAAAACCTGTCAAAACCAGCTATTTCTGCGTATATAAAGCGCAGGCTGGACGAACAGGAAGCGGCGCTTGTCGCAGATTCCAACGAAATTCTGAAATTTTACACTGCCGTCATGCGCGGGGAGGTCAAAGACCAGTTCGGCATGGACGCATCGCTGTCCGACCGGCTGAAAGCCGGTGACAGTCTCATGAAGCGATACGCGGCAGCTTCCGACCGCAACAGGACGACAATGGAGAAGCTTGATTCGATGCTGAAGGAGTTCCAAGATGCTGTTAAGTCCGAAACAACGTGAATTTGTAAAATACGGGACGCATCGATGGAACTTCAAGGGCGGAGCCACCAGAAGTGGGAAGACTTACCTCGATTTTCGATGGATCATACCGATCCGGATTCGTGAGCGAATCGGAAAAGATGGTCTGGCCGTCATTCTCGGCGTAACAAAATCCACGATTGAGCGAAATGTGCTGGAGCCGATGCGGAACCTGTATGGCGATATGCTTGTCGGAACAATCTCCAGCGACAACACAGCGTGGATTTTCGGGGAAAAGTGCTATTGCCTCGGTGCGGAAAAGGTTTCTCAGGTTTCAAAGATCCGCGGCGCGTCGATTAAATATTGCTACGGCGACGAGGTCGCGGACTGGTCGGAAGAAGTCTTCGCGCTGCTAAAAAGCCGTCTTGATAAGGAATACTCCTGTTTTGATGGGACGTTCAATCCGCAATATCCTGACCACTGGCTGAAAAAATTCCTTGATAGCAACGCGGACATTTTCAGCCAGACATACACAATAGACGACAATCCGTTCCTGCCGGAATCTTTTAAAGAAAATCTGAAAAAAGAATACGAAGGGACGGTTTATTACGACCGCTACATTCTCGGCCTCTGGAGAATCGCCGAGGGTCTGGTTTACCCAATGTTTGATCGGGCCAGAAACGTCACGAGTGAGCGGGGCGGGCCGGGGCGGTACTGGATCTCATCGGACTACGGCACACAGAACCCTACCGTCTTTGCATTGTGGCGAGAATATGGCGGCAAGGCCGTCATGGAGAAGGAATATTACCACAGCGGACGCGAGAGCGGGCGACAGAAGACCGACGAAGAATATTATCAGGATTTAGAGGCATTCGCGGACGGATACCGCATTGAGCGTGTCGTGCTCGACCCATCGGCAGCGTCCTTTGCCGAGTGCATCCGGCGGCACGGAAAGTTTTCTGTATGGAAAGCAAACAACGCCGTGCTGGACGGCATTCGCTTCACGGGGGCCTGCATCAAAAGTGGCATAATCAAATTCCATGAGAGTTGCAAAAACGCGTTTCGGGAATTTGGCCTTTATAGCTGGGACAAAGACGCAGGCGAAGACCGCGTGATAAAAGAAAACGACCACGTGTGCGATAGTATCCGATATTTTTGCATGACCGTTTTGAGGAGAGAAATCAAGAAATGAGCCTTTTGACAAACATTCGAGGGTGGTTCCGGAATATGCTTTTCCCGCAGGCGGTAGCCGAGCGGGAATTCGGTGTATCTCCGGCAGTCAGCCCGAAGATGGAGCAGAATATAAGCCTCTGGTACGCGATGTTTATTGGAAATCCACCCTGGCAGACGTGCGATGTCATTGCTGTCGGGCTTCCGGCGGCGATCTGCCGGGAGATTGCACGACCGACGCTGGCCGAGCTGACGGCCAACATCACCGGCAGCGCCCGGGCGGATTATCTGAAAGAGTGCTTTGAGCGGGCGGAAGAGAATTTCCACAGCGCCTTAGAGCTGGGACTTGCGCTCGGCGGTGTGGCATTTAAGCCGTATATCTACGGCGAGCAGCTGCTGGTCGACGTGACCGGCGCGGCAGCATTCCAGCCGACGAAATTTGATCCTGCCGGGCGCTGCATCGGCGGCGTCTTCCGGGACAAGCCCGCGAAAGTGGGCGGGAAGTATTATATCCGCCTAGAATCGCACGAGCTGGACGGCATGACATACACGATCCGCAATAAAGCGTATTACAGCGACGCTTCCGGCACAGTCGGCGCAGAAGCGCCCCTGAACGCCGTCCCGGAATGGGCGGACATTCAGCCGGAGATCGCGATTCAGGATATGAGCGGGCCGCTCTTCGCGTACTTCCGCCCGCCTGCGGCCAACACAACGGACGCAAACAGCCCCTGCGGAATGTCCGTCTACGGAGACGCGGCTACGGTGCAGCTTATCAAGCAGGCCGACGAGCAGTGGGAGCGCCTGCGCTGGGAATACCGTTCCAGCGAGCGCAAAGTCCTGATGGACGGCACGAGCTCGACTGCGGATATGTTTAACAAGCGTATGTTTGAGCTTGGGCCGTTCTCCCCGTCCGGCGAATTCTTTCAGTACATCGAGCCGCAGATCCGCGATGAAGCAATCTACCGAGGGTTCCAGAATACGCTCCGCCGCATCGAGTTCAACGTCGGGCTGGCCTATGGCGATATCTCCGATCCGCAGACCGTCGAGAAGACCGCGACGGAGATCCGCAACAGCAAGCAGCGCAAATATGTGCTAATTGACAGTATCCAGACGGCGCTTGAACACACGTTTGACAGCCTGCTCTATGCGCTCGATACATACGCAACACTCTATAACCTCGCGCCTGCCGGGACGTACAACGCAGAATATGATTGGGGCGATTCCATCCTTGACGACGCTGAGAAGAAGGAACAAGAGCGGGCAAACGACCGACTTGACCTCGCTGACGGAATTCTGAACCACTGGGAATACCGCGCGAAATGGTACGGCGAGGACGAAGCGACTGCAAAGAAAATGCTTCCGAGAGCGCAGGACATGGTAACTGAACAGCAACAGGAGGTAGAGTAATGGGCGGCAGAGGTGGAACGGGAACTATTGGCACAGGAGATGCCGGTCGCGGGCGAGGTATGAGCCTTGCGCGCTTTTTGTCACAGCAGGATATTAACCGAGCAAACGCTGCGTCTGTCACTGATATGGGCAATATTATCAGGCGCACATTCGAGCGCAACGCTGCTGAAATCAACGGGCTTGAATTGTCTGACGCTGAAAAGAAAGACGCAGTAAAGCAGATGGCAACTCTCGCAACAACGGCACTAAAAACGGCGGCAGGAGCAGTCAATCCATATGCAAGCGGGCCTGCGCGCCTGACAACGGCGCAGAAAACAGGAAGCGCCGCAGACAGAGCGGCAAGAGCACGCGGTGAAATGGATAGCTACATGCGGAAATTGCGTGACCAGTCCAGTAAAAACCGCAAAGCAGCAGAAAACAAGGCGTTTTCCAATGCCTTTGTAACAGCGCAAAAGTCCGGCGCGTTGGAAGTTACGGTAAACGGCAAGAAATACCGCAGGGCTAACAAGCGCAGCGGTACATGGCGTCCGGTATGATTAACTTCGAAAATCTCGACAAGTTCACATTCCCCGGCGTTGGAAAGTACGACATTCCGCAGATCGAGTCGGTCAAGGCATACCCACAAGGTGAGTTTATCCCCGTGAATTACCATTACACGGCAAAAGACACGAAAAGCAAGATTTTGCATTTCTTCGTGGATGACTATCAATTCATTCGATACTGGAACACGCCGGACAAGTACATCCCGAAACTGTCGCAATTTGCGGCGGTGTGCGCGCCGGACTTCTCCACCTACACAGATATGCCGCTTGCGATGCAGATATATAACCACTATCGCAAGCACTGGCTGGCGGCATACTGGCAAATGCACGGCATGACGGTTTATCCCTCTATATCATGGAGCGACGAGAACAGTTACGATTGGTGCTTTGATGGTGAGCCAGTCGGCGGGATAGTTGCAGTTAGTTCGGTAGGCACACAGCAGAACAGGGAAAGCAAGCGGCTGTTCCTGCGTGGCTACGAAGAAATGATGAAACGGCTGGCACCGGAATGGGTGATCTTTTACGGGAAAGTTCCGGAAGAATGCGACTGGAATTTGATACGGGTAAAGCCGCACTATGATGATATTGTGAAACGGAGGAAAGCAAAATGGGCGGACGTGGAGGCGCAGGCGGAGCTGGAGGCCGCGGAAAATCCGGAAGAATCCCTGCCGGAGGCAGCAAAGATGGAACCATTATTGGAGGCAAGCCGAGGGAAATAGAATCCTATATGCGCGAAGCCAGAGGGTGGAGCCCTGCATACCATCACGACGAAATCTTGGAAGCGAAGACGGATGGAAACGGAAACCTGACATTCAGCTATGCAAAAGCGGATTCTTATGAAAAAACCGCAAAAACAAATAGAACTGTGAACACGAAGTACATAATTCAAGCCGGGGCAATAAACGGGGAAACGTTTGGTATTGACTGGTCTAAGGTGCAATCGATTTCGGGGCAAACGTACAATTTGCGCAATGTTGCAAAAGCCAATGGCTTATCATGGGATGGGAAGAAAAAGCAATGGCGGCGCAAGAAATAACAAATGAAATACCCATTTACTCCTGAATTACTTGACGCCCTTCCGGAAGATCTGGCAGAACTGTTCCGAGGATTGGAAGATACGCTCCTCGATGAGATATGCAGCCGACTTGCGCTGAAAGATCAGCTGAACGAAGTGACTGTTCAGGCAATCCGGGCGCTGCGGTCACACGGCATCGACCTCAAGAAGATCGAAAAGGCCATCCAGAAGACGGCGGATGTCAGCGAAGAGAAGCTGAACAAGCTGATCGACGACGTAGTAGAGCGCAACCAGCGCTATTACAACGACCTTATCACGCTGGCAGACGTGACGAAGCCTGATAGGCTGGTAGATGCTTCTGATATCGACGCGATCCGCAGGCAGACGCTCGGAGAATTCCGAAATCTGACGCAATCTTTGGGGTTTTTAGTGGACAATGGCCAGAGAATGCTTCCGCCTGCGCAAGCATATCAGTGGGCCTTAAATTCGTCAACGCTGCAAATTCAGAGCGGGGCGATCAGCTATAATCAGGCGATTGCCAACGCCGTCAAGCAGCTGTCAGAGAGCGGAATCAAAGTCGTAGACTATGAGAGCGGTCACACAGATCAAATCGACGTGGCCGCCCGCCGGGCCGTTATGACGGGCGTGGCGCAAATCTGCGACAAGTATTCCGACCAGTCGGCGGAATATCTGGATACCCGGTATTTTGAGATCACAGCCCACTCCGGCGCACGAGACAAGCCCGGCCCGTCCCCGTGGTCGAGCCACAAGGATTGGCAAGGGAAAATTTATTATAAAAGCGAAAACGGAGAGCCTGACCCGCTTGGGCAGTACAAGGATCTCGTGGAGACGACCGGCTACGGCTATGTAGACGGCCTGACCGGAGCAAATTGCCGCCACTACAAACACGCATTTCTCCCCGGCATTATGGAGCCTACCTATTCCGAAGAGCAGCTGGAGCACATCGACGACGGCCTCGGCTGTGAGTTCGACGGGAAGAAATATACTGCATATGAAGCAACCCAGATGCAGCGCAGGCTTGAGCGGGAAATCATAAAGCAAAAAAAGCTGAAAAAAGCCTACAAAGCATCAGGCCAAAAGGATAAGGAGACTGCCGCAACAGCCAAGCTGCGCCGCCTGAACACGAAATACCATGATTTTAGCAAGGCCGCAGGGCTGCCAGAGCAGCCGGAGAGAATGAAGGTGTTATATGATTGACGAAAAACTGAAAGCCGCCATTGAGCGGGCGCTTGCCGCCGGGTTCCGCGTTCAGCTGAAGCGCATGAAGGACGGAACAGTCAAGGCGCAGATCATCAA